CGGTCAGAAGTCTCTGATTCAAAGATTTCTTTATGCTCTTCACCGTACTTAGCGTACTCCATTCCAAACAAAGCGTTTAGTCCGGGTAGGAGTTCTTTAAGTAATTGCGCTCTTGAGATAGCCATTTTACCTTACTCCTTATACACCAGTGGTGTTGTCAAACTGATGGCCTGCATTCCACTTAACGTAGGCTTCAGTAAACCCACCAGAGCTGTTCTTAGTTTCTTCAACCAAGTCAACAATACGGAATGGCAGCGTATTAGTGGTAGCAGACGAGTCAGAGATCGCACAACGAGAGTTACCCGAAGTAGAATCGCCTGTGTTGTCTACACCAGCTACGTTAGCGCCAATGTCAGTTATAGCCAAATCACCAATCGTCGTGCCTGAAGACACAACAGCGACCTTAAACAAAACGTCAGTTGCATCACATACGTACGCCTTTATGTCGGACGCAGAGGTACTCGCAGGGTAGTCTTGCCTGAAGGTCGTTTGACCAGTGTTAGGATCGGTGTATGAAACACCCATGAAGACTCCAATTGGAGTCATGGCAGCATCAAACGTATCACGTTCAACAGTGCCTCCGGTCACTAGCTTAACAGCATCCCCGTAGAAGATTGCAGTCCCGTAGCCACTAGCAATACTGTAGTGACGCACAGTCCCAACGTAAGGGACACCACTCAACAATTTGACCGGAATAAGCCCGTAAGGGCCACTTACAGTAGGATAAGCCATTTTAAGCTCCTATTAAGTTCCGTTACCAAAAGTAACCTTTGTCTTTCTATCGTTAAACAAAGGCATTCGTGGGTCATTTTCACGCATAAGATTGTTATCTACAGACTGTATCTGATTCCTAGCTTGTTGCTCGTAATAAGCAGTCCTATCGTCTACAAGCTCTTGTGGAGCCTTAGTTAACATAAGTCCGCCTTGAACAATATTGTCAGCAAATCGTTCTTGCTCCACGTTCAACACTGTGAACTCTGGGTAGTCTGAAGCCTTTACGGGTTCCCAACCTTCGCGTAATTTTGAGGACACGTTCGTGGCGTCGGTTTGACCTAGCAGGGAGACGCGAATCCAACGGAAAGCGTATCCATCTTCCGGCTCGGCGCTAGGTAATACCTCGGGCCGTACCCAAGATCGCTTACGAGTTTCCTTTTCACGGGTCTCGTGGTCACGCTTGATTCTGTTTTCAGCCATTTTCGTTCCTCATTTGTAGTGCAGCCTGTCTGGCGTATTCTTCTAACGGTACTCCGAGTCTATTAGCGAGTGCTACCTGTGTTTTAGTTAGCGTCACTTTGTTCGGTGCTGTGCTTCGCGTTGCAGGGGCCACTACGTTGGAAGATTGCTTCCGTGGCTCCTGCGGTTCTTGCTGCTCTACAACATCATCGAACTCTTCTGGGAATACTTTTCGCATACGAGCATCAATAGTCTCGTAGTATTCGTCAGAGCGTGGGTCAACCCCACCCTTAACTAATTTCTGATGCAGCCCCATAGCATAGGCGGTCATCTCATCGTCAACATGGAACCAAGAAGAGTTTTCTCGTACCCATGCCTCTGCTTTCGGATCACGAACCTGCTGTGGGGGTGCCACAGGTTCTTGTACCCCAGTATCCTCTTCTTGTAAAGAAGGGAGTTTAAAATTATCTAACTTGTCTGCCTTCAATTTAGCAGTGGTTAGATACTCTTGCGCTTCTAGTAGTCTATCAGCGTCCCCACTTTCGTAGGCATCTTTATAAGCAATTTTAGCGCCATTCAGCTCTGAATCCACTACACGCTTGGCTTGGTCTAAGAGTGCTTCGCGTGTGGTGCCTACATCACCTTTTAGCGCCTTATTTTCTTCTATAAGACGCTGCGCCAGTGCTTCTAGTTCTTGCCGCTCTCGGAAGGCTTCTTCTTTGGCCCGCCTTTCGTCGTGATATCCTTTACTAATGTGCTGAATTCGCTTACGTACCTTTTCAGAGTACCCTTCCAGCTCTTCATCAGTGACTTCACTCGGGGGCTTAGAAGGTTTACGACCTCGGTCAGCCTCTGGCGTATCGTCAACAACTTCGATTTCCAATTCGGCTTCAGGCGTTTCCACCCTAGCTTCAGGCTCGTCAGAAGTATCTGCGTATTCTTCCGCAGTCTTCCTACCGGATAAATCAATTTCCACCTCCCCAGAATCTTCTATCTCTACAGAATTTTCTTGTTCCTCATCAGGAAAACTGTATTCAACTTTTTGAAACGGCATTCTTATTCCTTACGCTCGTGATACGCCACGGGGGTCTGCTACAACAGCTTCAATAGAGTCATCATTCATTAAACGATACTCTACTTCACCGACCTTAAATCTAGTGCCTGAATTAGCACGAAACATTACGTAATCACCTTGCTTACACCAAGGACCAGTAGGAAACCGATCTATATCATCATACGCTTGCTCACCCATATCAACAACAAGGCCGATAATAGACATAACGTATTCTTGGTTCTTAGTAGTATCGGTCTTCAGTAAGTCCGTACCATCAAAAGTTTCTTCGATCTGCGGTAGTGCAACCAACACTCTATACCCAACAGGTATAGGTAGTTGTGCTTCTAACTCTTCATTAGGTTCAACTGGATTAACAGCTTCACTCATCGTCGTACTCCAAATTGCGCGAGAGGTCTTCTACATATCCCAGACAGGTTTCGAGACCTCGAATCAAACCTGTGGCTTCTTTGTACATAGAGAAATCAGATGCCCCTCCATTACTCAGATACTGTAGTGCAGAGTCCCTATCGGACTCGATTCGTTCTTTTAGCACGTCTAAGACGGTTGTAGCCATTATTGGCCCCTATTATTGGAATCCTTCATAGTTTTTAGTAGGTCAAGATCCAGCTTGGTATTGTCCTTCCTACGGTCTGCGGCGAGTTTCGCACCTGCTTTCTGGGCGTCTATCTGTAGTTCCTGCTGCTTGATAGCCAACTCTGCCTGATCCATCTGGGCATCTTGCATGTTTTCTTGTGCTTGTAGCTGTAGTTTGGCCTGTTCGATCTGGGCGTCTGCCTGATCTTTAGCCATCTTACGCTGCACTTCTTGTTGTTTGATCTGTAGCTCTGCTTGCTGCATCTGCACCACAGGGTCTTGCGCCTTCTGTTGTGCTTGCTGCTGCGCCTGTCGCTGCTGGTTCTGCTGTGTAAGCTGCGCTCCAGCCTGTGCCATAAGGCGAGCCAGATTGACCTCCATATTCTCTGGTAGCTCGGCGTTTGGGTTGGGGAGGGGAGCACCAATCTTCTCTTCCATCTCTTTACGGTACTTAAAGCCAAGGTGCTCCGCAATGTGCGCCTGTAATGCAGCGGCGATACGCTGCGCTTGAGGGTTCTGCCCAATAGTAGCTGCAACCATAGGATCTTGTAGGAACGCCTGGTGTGCCGCCATATGGGCGTCGTGGTCTTGGTATATAAATGCTTTCATCGGCTTACCGTTCAACGCATTCATATTCTCACTAACTGGGTCAGTAGGTCGTATGTCATCAGTTGTTGGGACTAACTTATCAGCATTCTTGACTCCCAACACCTCAATCATCTGCCTGTGTAACTGCGGTAGGTCGTAGATCTGAGGCGCTGACTGAGCCATCTGCAATACCGCTTGGTACTGCACAACACGCTGGGCCATCGTAGAACTGTTCGGGTCACTAACAGGTATGACATCGACTGCCATGTAGTCAGCAACACGAGCACTTACTTCACCACGTATCGGCTCATACGCATACTCTTCCGGTGCGTGTTCCGCCATGATAGCTTTTAAGAGCTTAAACTCCTGCTTCATAGCGTAATGTACGCGAGCCTGTACTGCTGCCATTGGCTTCAGGGTACGCTCTAAGAGCGCCAGGGTTGTCCCTACAGGGGCGTTTGCTGACATATCAGAGATGTTCATGTCACTGATAGCGCCCAGCCTACGACCTTCCGCTGTAATCTGGTTAAGGAGAGCTAACAGAGTCTGGCTCGGTTCCTTGTACGGAAGCGGTAAGATGTTATCCCGTATAGCGCCGGACGGGACATCTACGTCCTTCCACTCCCCTGGTTCTATGGGTGTGTCATCCCCTTTTATACGTAACCCACGAGACTTTAGACCCCCCGGTAAGTTAGCCAGCGTGCCTGCGTCCACCAGTTGCCGTATCAGAGACGTTCCGGCCTTAGCGTACCCCCCTATGATGTGTATTAGACCAAGCCCATAGAAGCCAAATCCGGGCACGTACACGTAGTGTACGAAGTGTTGACGCTTCAACATCAACGAATCATCAGGATTCCAGTTACGGCGTATTGCCAACACCTCGTTCGAGCCACGCTCCAACGTCACCACGTACGGTTTAGCAATGCCTTCCTCTGAGTCATCCACACCATCTATTACCAGATCGGCGTGGATCTCATATAGAGAGTACCTGTTGTCGTTAGTTAGCGAGTAGCCACCCTCTTCAGCCTTACGCTCTTCGATATCGGTGTGGTAGGGTTGCGGCTCCCCAAGATCTACATCGCGGTAAAACCCACCTGCCTGCAGCTTCTTCAGGTCGTTCTTTGTCTTACGCATAATGTGCGTAACACGTTCTGCCGTCTCAATATGCGAGGCACCGTAAGGCACGACCACATCTTCTGCTGGGATATACACAGCGGTCTGTCGGCCTATATTCGGATCAAAATAAACCTTCTTAAACGCGCTACCAGCCAGCCCAAGGCTGTACAACAGCCGTTCATGCTCGGGCCTGTACTCCACCATACGCTCGGTGAGTTCGTAGTTCATATCCGCTTTTACGCGGTTTGCGGCCTCTTCCTTATCTTTGTCCTCTGCGCCT